CCAGTTGCGCCGGTGTAGTCGCCGATATCGATAGCATCGATCGCGGGGACCATGTAGGACTCAGACTGGAAGTACTGATCAACGGTAGGTACGCAGAAAGCGTTCGTGATAGCAGCAACCGGAGTCGGATCGGGAGCAACCAGGTTCAGCTTGGTCAGAAGGTCACACTTGGTGATGGAGCTGAGGTCCTCACCGTAGGAGCTGACTTGATCTTCGCCCAGAACAACAGAAGAGTTGTTCAGGTAGACGGATCCGAGAGGGTTACCGGGAACTTGAACGCCGGTGGGAGCCACGGAGGAATCCAGAGCTTGGTCCCAGATGCTGTTGCTGTCAAAGGCGTACTTACGTGCGCGGATGAAGGGCAGGCTTACCAGCTCAACGGGGTTGATGTCGTTTGTGCCACGTCCGAGAACCTGAGTGTACAGGATCGAAGGAGTCTTCGAAATGTCGGTGGCAGGTACGATGCCGTTGGGCAGAGTGATGAAGTTGGAGGTGCTGAAGTTTGCCAGCGAGTTCGACAGGACAAACTTGTCACCGTCAATTACCTTCACCCAGTAGGGGGAGCTTCCAACCTTGGTCGTTGCTTTTACAACGGTGGAGGTGGAGCCAGAAACGGTTGCGGTGATGGGGCGAGTGAAGAACACACGCTGACCAGTCCGAAGACCGTGGGACAGGCAAGTGAACAGGGTGCTTCCGTCGGGGACGCCAGTGACGCCAGCAGAGGCAGCGATCTGAGTCGAGGGATTCAGGAAAGTACGGCTAATCCAGCTCAGAACGTAGCTGGTGGTCGGATCCTGGAGGGTAGCGGGGAGGTGCAGGGTGTTGACACCTGCATCAGCACCGGAGATGTTCTCGATCAGGTCGGAAGTTTGACCGTTGATGTCCTGGGGGAGATCCCAGTAAGCATCTTGGTAAGCAACCTGAGCAGTGTCGCCAGTGGGGGCGGCAATGAACACAGATCCAGTGGGAGGAGCAGACAGGAGGTCAGTGCCGCCTGCTTGAACCACGAAGTTATAAACGTTGGAGGCTTCAGCAGCGGAGGTAGCCAGCAGAACGCGGTTCTCGGGGTAGGATCCGTCGAGTTCCAGATTCTTGGGAGCAGCAATCACATACACTTCTGTGCCACTCAGGTTGAGGCCAGTGGCTCCACCTGCGATGTCAACGTTGGTGAAGTCGTTACCTGTGCCAGCACCGGTCAGAGTCACTTGCTGAATCGGCAGAGTGACGGGCCAGATGTTCTCAGTGCCCAGATCGAAGATACCGTTTACGGCACTAGCGTTGGCGCTGATGGTGTACTTGCTGTCATCAAGCACGCCCACTTTCACACCGTCGGCAACCAGGTTGGCAGACTCGTTCACAGCGGTCTTTGCAGACTCACCGAATACGATGCTCTGGTAGGTGAGACGGTTGTAGTTGACGTCGGGACCAACCCACTTGTAGATGGCGTTGTCGACGAGGTACTCTTTGCCGGTCACAAAGTCTTCAGCAGCTTTGTGAGGAACGAACTCGGAATACTCGTTGATGTCGGTCACCAGGAACGGACCAGCATCGGCCAGGGCCATCCACTTGAAGTTGTTGTCTGCGCAGTGAGCAGCAGCAGCAGCGCCCACTTCGGCACGACCTTTCGCATCAAACTGAGCGTAAGCAGCCGGAGTGATCAGGTAGCCTTGATCTTGCTGCCCATCAAAAGCAGTCGAGATGCACTGAGTGTAGTCCTCGGGCACACGAACCAGGCTTGTAGCGCCACCGACGATGTTCTCAACGTCGTAGCCATTCTGCATCAGAACAGGGTTGGCACCCACGGGCAGAACCTGAGTTACAACCGAAACCTCAGCGTTGAAGGTGGTGCTTGCGATTGTAACGTAGCTGTTCTCAGAGTTGGCGGCAGGATCCATGTCATTTACTTGACCGGTCTGACGGACATACACCGAAGAACGGATGGAAGGGTTGGACTCAATCGCGTCTGCCACAGCAGCGGCGATAGCGCCAGAGATTTGACGGTTGTTGGCCTCGTCACCAGCCACGTAGGTGGCGGGAATGGTTACGGGAACGCCGAGCCACTCGCCATTGGCGGTGTAACCGGTCGAACCGTCTCCAGCAACGAGCTTTTGGCCGTTGATCTCAATCTGGAGATAAACAGTGTCACCAGCCATCAGACCCGAGGGCAGACCAGTGGTGCTGATCTTGGTGGCAGAGGGGAAGAACTCGATTTCGACGATGGCGTCGGGAGTTCCCACACGCACGACCCGCAGATCGCCGATTTGGGCGTTCTGGAAGAATGCGTCTACGCAATTATAGCTCAGCAGCGGAATGCGAGCCCCAGGGACAGTGGTGTTTCCTACGCGAATCAGTTCCTTGAAGTCATTCAGGGAAGTGATGGCGACCGGAGAGTTGAAGGGAAACTTGGTTACTGGGACCGTTTCTTCAGTCTCTACGAGCATGTAGACGGTGCTGAAATCAGCAAGGTCAGCGTTAGCTGCGCGACCCGCCTGCTCGTTAATATATACGCCGGGTGCGCCGGGGGTTACCCCGCTCGTCCCGAGGGAAAAAGTTGCCATGATTTTACAAGGTAAGTCCTACTTTTCAATCACGCTACCGGTAAGGACATTCACCGTATAGGTCACCGCAGTGGCGAGATTTACTACACTGGTTTTACCCGGATTGCTTCCCTGTAATGGCTTGTACGCTGTCGAAAGATATACCGTTCAATTCTTCTCGGTCAACAACTCCCTGCAAGTTGTAGCGATACAGGGCAGTGTTGTAGTCTTCTTCGGTGTCGAAGGGAAAAATCTCATTTGATTGAGTTGGAGATGCGCCGGAAAACACAAAGGAACCCTGGGTCAGAGTTCCCTGGGCTCCTTCGGTTCCCGACACTCGGATTTGTGCCCCGACCGGGGGCAGTTCAGTGACTTTCCACTGAGGGTTCTCCTCCAGCACTGCGCGATAGTCAGTGGAGTTTGTGTAGTACAAATACCCCAGCTTACGGAAAGTGTGCTCTTGCTGGAAGGGGAACGAAACGGTCATTGGCCTCTATTCTGTGCGCGAGCGATCAAACGGGCGCCAACGGAGGTGCCACGGTTCATTTCAAAGCCTTTATCTTGAGCCACCGCAGCAGCAGCCTTTTCCAGGGCAGCGGGGTTTGCGGGGACAAAGGGATCGTCTTTGTCGGTTTTCTTCGCGAGCTTTGCGCGAACATCCGTCTGAACTTTCTCAGTTTCCACAGTCTTGGTGACAACTTCTGGTTCTTCAGAAGGGGTTTCCACCTCGATGTTTACGGGAGCCGATGCCTTCGACTTGGTTTCGACCTTTCCCTCTTCGGGAGTGACGATCAGGTCGCCGGTGGCAGGTTTTGTTTCCTGAGAACGGTTAGAGCGTTTAGCAGTCATGGTTACCTTTTACGTGATAGGATGTGATTCCAAGCAATCGGAACGAGTTGCTTGAGAGAAACTTCGGGGACGCCCATCCAGGGTCGGGCAGGCATCTTTGACGTTCCAAATTGTTGGAAAGCGCCGTAGGGGGTGGTTCTGACCAGGAACTGGTTTCCTTTGGTCTGGATAAACGAGGCATCCAGCATTGCCCCGGTGGCCCGGAGAATAGGTTCCCCAGGAAACCGTTTTGCCTTCAGATCGGCATAGCGAGGGGAGAGACGTTGCCAGGGACGTTGATAGGTCGGATCAACTTGACGTTTCCAGAACTGGGGATGGTCGTCTATCAGGACCGGCACCCATTCCTCTCTGGTGGGTCTCCACCATCGAAGGTTCATCGGGGTGAGACCGCGACCTTTGTTATCGACTCGAAAACGAATCATTACTTCCTGGCACTTTTCTTCATAGCTTTTTCTTGCTCGTCAGCATGCTTCTTGACAATGTCGATCATGAGGTTGATTTTGCTCATGGGTTGAGTTTCCAACCACTCGATCGAACTGTCCCACCGCTGCTTACAGAGGTGATAAGCAACCTCCAACCAGTTCTCTAGTGAGAGGATGGTTCTGTCAAGCAAAGTCTCGGTTGCCCACTGAAACGCTTTTCGCGTTTGAGTTGAAGTGGCAACATCGAGCACGGAGTCGTCGACTATGAGCCTTAAGATTAACTCAAATTGACTGCGTTCGGTCTGTCGGAGGACTTGAGCGAGATAGAAGTCCTTGGGGATGACTTCTCTGAAGTGGAAGGTAGGACCGTTCGGAACAGTCACGAAGTAAGTGAAGTCCTCGCGGTCCTCAACTATTAGTTTGGGTCTTCTTCGTCAGCACCGCTAGCTTGGGCAACAAGCTCGCTGAGCTTTTTGAAGTCCTTTACACCGAGGTCAAGGATCTCGTCATAGGTGATTTTGTCATCACCCACAATCAGACGTTCAATGACGCGCATACCGCGTTCCACATCTCCTGCCTTGGTCAGATCCTTTTCCATGTAGATGAGATCTCGGCCGGTCATTTCCCGGATCGTGATATCGCGACCATCGGAGATAGTTGTGCTGAAAGTTTCAAGTTTTGGCATTGTTTTCTTTTTGGTTGCCGGCGTGGATTGGACCGAGTCGTCAGAGATTGTTCTCATTGGTTGGATTAAGGAGGTTATCGAGTTTTACCCGTGCGGCGAAGATATGGTCTTCTAGTTCCATATCTCCTGTGCCAGGGGGCAAGGTGAGGTAGAGATCGTTAGCAGTACGCCAACTTTGTTCTGCGTCTTTGAGAAGATTCATCTGAATGCGATCATCTACATCATCGATCCAGAACCCTACGACCTCTTTTATAAAATCAACGTCGCGAGGAAGAGGGAAGCTCATAGCGCTCTGAGCATGTTGATCGTTTGTTGAGGGGAGAAATACCGAGCGTTGTAGGCACATTCCACTGAAGAGGGAATGGCTCGGTTTTTCTTGTCGTAGGGAACAGTCAGGTAGTAGGTGTCAATGGCACCTTTCAGCATGAGCACTCCCACACTTTCAACACGGGACTTTTTGCGTTTCATCAGATTGCTCCTTTTTGGATTGCGTTGTAACGGTTTGTCAGTCGATTGATGGCGCCAATCTCAGAGAGTTCCATCATGGTGTATTCAACACCGTTGGGCTCTTTGTCTCCGTCCGGGTTGGACAGGGTTTTGGTACACTCTTTTGGAGACTTCCTGAGTCGGTCGTCAATGGCAACCGAAGAGAAGTACGCACGAGACAACGGGAGGTCCGGGATGCTCACTGTGGAGTGGAACAGGGACCAGGTGTACATGTGAGCGATCTGGAATAGAACAGCAAACTGTTCGGCATAACGCTCGGGTGTCATGAACCAAATCTCGTCGTGAATACTAAGAACGAAGCGAGCAGGGATCTTGTACTCAGCTGCCAACCAGTGAACAGCAGTGAGCATGATCGAAAGAACCTCGGCACCGGAAGATTGAATCGTCCAGTTGACTCGGGAGGTTTTGAAGTCATCGCCTACAGCGGAAGGTCGCATGGCAGTCGAGATTTTGGTACCCAAGCAAGGAAGCGTGGGCACCTTTGACTTCATCGCGATTTCCTCCATAAAGTTGAAGCAGCCGCTGTCAGAACCACCCTCGTACAAACCATTCCGCTGCTTGCCTTTCTTACTCTCAAGGATTCGATAGGCAAAGTTTTTTACTTCCGTGGGGGATTTGTCGGGATACTTTCGTCGGATGTAGGTTTGCACCGCCCGCACTCCGGCCCCGTAGAGCACGGCGAATCCTGCGATTTTTGCCGTGTCTCGGTCCACGCCAGCCAGCTTAGCAAGAGCACTATGGGGATCAGTCCCCGCCTCTTTCGACCCGGAAAGTACGTTGTAACCAAACGGCGAACACCCAACATGACCTCCTTCCCACTTGTCGGAATAGATTGAAGCAATCTGCATTTCTTGACCATCAAAGTCAGCACCCACAATCTTCCATCCCTCGGGAGCCTGGACTCGGGACTTGAGTTCCGTGCCAATACGCCAGTTCTTGGTGGAACACATTGTCACCATGAGAGATTCCACGGTACGACGGGTCACGGTGCCGTGGCAGAGGATCTCTGGCAAAGTTACCAGAGAATCCGCACCGTGCTTGTTGACAACCGGAAGGAAAATCCGGTCCATAACGCGCTTGCGCACAGAGGTCCAGTAGGACACTGAGTTGGCAATCTCCAGGGCTCGTTTTGCCTCGGGCAGCTCACTGTTGAGGCGACCTACTTTCATGTCATCGACAAAATCCTTACTCAGAACACCACCGACGTTATCACCAGCACCCTTGGGGTGGGGGATTTTCGTCAGGGTGCCTTCTTCGTTATGGAAGCACCAACCCATGTCTTTGGTGTAAATCATCGGGGAACCTTCCCAAGTAAGCTTCAGCAGCAAGTGGGAAAGGTTGGACTTCACACCGATGTGCTCATCGGGATCCTTGATGAAGGGTCGCACCCAATGAGGTACGTGAGCATATCTGCCTTTGACGGTTTTAATCTCCCAGTTGAGTTGAGACATCCAAGGATCTTTATTCACCCAGCGCTCTGCCTTATCTGGATCATTCAGATAGAGAACTTTC